TCTCTACGTTGTTCTTCTTCTAACCAACGAGAGTAACGAGAAAGGTGAATAAATGTTTGGTAGTCTGTGGTCATCTGTGTTTCTCCTTAGATAACTAAGTTATACCTGTGTTTCCTTAAGTATAACCTATATAGTATATATAATAGTAGGGAGGAGGGTTCCTCCTTTTAATAGGGGACTATAAATTTAAGTAGGCTCTTGAGGCCAAGTGATTGTGCTTGGGAAACCTGATTGGTCTGGAATGTCACGCAGAGCGGAGCGATAAGTAGCCCAAGTTGCTTGATCTACTGGTGCGTCAGATAGCTGTGTCCAATCAGAACCTGTAAGAATCTCATTTCTAATAACCCTAACTTCAACTGCTTTTATCTCTGTGAGGTTAGGTTGTTCTTCTGTTGCACCGGGCCAGTTTGAAATATCGGCGTCATCTTCTACCAATATTCTGTTATCATCTTCTAATATAAATACTTTGCTCATGTTATACTCCTCAACCTGTTACCCAAACTTCTAGACCACCACTGCCGCCAGCAGAAACGGTGTTGCCATTCAACACGCCTGCAGATGCCCCGCCAAAGGCTGCTAAACTTGCGGTGTAACCCGAGGTGACAGAACCTCCGGCGGAAGCTGGAGCTATCAATTCACCTGTGAAGCCTGCACCGATATCTGCTAACCCATAAGCCGCAGTTTGCAGTGTTGCGGAGCCTGAAGTAACGCTGGCAGTTCCGTCTGCCCTGTTATTAAGTTGGTCATTGTAACCGGGAATCCAACCGGATGCGCCTGATTGACCGCCAGTTACAGTGACCACATTTCCATCCCATCGTAATATGGATGAACCGCCAGCGTTGCCGTAGCGGTTACTCGTAGTATAGTACCCAGCGCCCCCAGCGGCAGCAGTAAATGACTCTCCGTTCAAGACTGAGAGGTCAGAAAAGTAGACAGATGTCTTACCGCCATCCCCGCCACTGGTAGCCCGAGTGCTAGCATTAGATGAATACTGTCTACCCCCAGACCCTCCGCCGCCACTCACCACAGCCCAACCAGCTGACGCAGGAAAACCAGATAATGTCCCAGATGTTGTCACTGTAAATTTTGTTGGGAATCCTAGTAAGTTCACACCCCCAACACCCGCAGCACCAATCGCCGCCGCTGTAGTCGCATCAACAGAGGAGATGTTCTGTAGCTGTCTGCTAGAACTAATGACATCTGTTCCACCGACTTCAAGCATATCAACATTCACAACACCATTGCGAACTTCAAGGCTTTCATTATTACCACATACAACTCGCCATTGGTCTGCTGCATGGAACTGCAGATAGGTATTGGTGTCAGCGGTTGAGGTTATTTTATCATCGACAGTGATATTCTGAACATCAAGAATAGAGTTGTTGCCGAGGTTTACGTTTCCTGTAAAAGTCCCACCGCCAAATGGGTTACCAGATGGACCTGTAGCACCAGTTGAGCCTGTATTACCTGTGGGACCTTGAGAGCCTGTAGGCCCAGCGACACCTGTGTTACCTATAGAACCTTGAGGTCCAGTACCACCCTGTGGACCTGTACCACCTTGTGGACCAGTAGAACCTTGAGAGCCTATAGGTCCCTGAATACCCTGTCCACCAGTAGAGCCAGTAGCACCTGTATTCCCGATAGGGCCTTGAGAGCCTGTAGTTCCTTGAGGGCCTGTAGCACCTGTAGCACCACGAAGGTTTGTATAGGCACCCCATGTTCCATTAGGATTCTGGAAGCGTAAGGAATAACCAGACCAGCCACTAGCTGGCGCTGGGCCTGTTGAACCTGTGGGACCAGTAGAGCCTGTCCCACCTTGAGGTCCTTGAGGACCTGTGGCACCAGTTCCGCCTGTTGAGCCTGTCGAGCCTTGGGGGCCAGTGTTGCCGATTGAACCTTGGGGACCTGTAGAACCAGTATTACCTATTGGCCCTTGAATACCTTGAGGACCTGTGTCTCCATCATCACCTACTGGACCTTGAGGACCTGTAGCACCTGTGGGACCTGAGCCACCTTGAGGACCTGTGGAACCAGTGAGACCTGTATTTCCTATAGGACCTTGAGCACCAGCAGCGCCTGTGGGACCTGAGCCACCTTGAGGACCTGTGGAACCAGTAGCACCTGTATTTCCTATAGGACCTTGAGGACCTGTAGCGCCTGTATTACCTACAGTACCTTGAATGCCCTGTGAACCTGTTGCACCATCATCACCAACTGGACCTTGCGGACCTGTTGAACCCGTTAGGCCTGTATTGCCTATAGTACCCTGAGGTCCTGTTGCGCCTGTATTTCCTATAGGACCTTGAGCGCCTGTAGAACCTGTATTGCCTATAGTACCCTGAGGTCCTGTTGCGCCTGTATCGCCTACATCACCTTGGGGGCCTGTTAAACCTGTACCACCCTGAGCGCCTGTATTTCCTATAGGACCTTGAGCGCCTGTGGTTCCTTGGTCACCTTGGATACCTTGAGGACCTGTGGCACCTGTTGGACCTGTAGCACCAGCAGAACCGTTGGTCCCGTTAGTTCCCTTCTGGGCAACTTGCTGCCAGTAGGTTGTGTTAGTTGTTGCTGTACCAACGGGGACGTCGATTTTGGCAACAAATGTTTCACCGCTATAGTACACGGCATCTTGTGCGACATATGTTGTTCCAGAACTCCAAGTTCCTTTCCAACCCATCCGCACCCGTCCAATATTTAATGTTCCCATTTTTACACCGTACTAACTGAGAGGAACCCGTTGGCATCGATTGTGAAATCGTTGTCAGCAGCATCCCCATAATATTCTATTTGAAGTTCACCATCCGAATTGATGGAGAATGTACCAAAGGCTAAACCTAGCGGCGTAGCGCCCATTGCACCTGTAGGGCCTGTAGAGCCATCAGGACCGTTGGTCCCTTGGATACCTTGGATACCCTGTGGGCCAATAGGCCCTGCAACACCTTGTGGGCCGAGAGGTCCAGTTGCGCCTGTAATACCCTGAGAGCCTGTAGAGCCTTGTAGACCTGTATCACCCTGAATACCTTGAGTACCTTGGTCCCCAGTAGCACCTTTGACGCCAGTAGCGCCTGTAGAACCTTGAGGTCCTTGAGCGCCTACTGGTCCTTGCGGACCTATAACACCATCATCACCTTGGATGCCTTGAGGGCCTACCGACCCTGTAGGACCTTCGCCTCCAGTAGTACCAGTTAACCCGGTGTTCCCAATAAGACCTTGAATACCTTGAGTACCCGTCGAACCTTGAGGTCCTTCAGCTCCCACAGGTCCTGTAGAACCTGTATCACCTGTTAAGCCCTGAGGGCCTTGGTCACCTGTGACACCTTGAGGTCCTTCAGCTCCCACAGGTCCTGTAGAACCTGTATCACCTGTTAAGCCCTGAGGGCCTTGGTCACCTGTGACACCTTGTTGGCCTTGAGAACCTGTTGGTCCCTCTGGACCAATACCACCTACATCACCTTGAGGGCCTTGTGAGCCTGTGGACCCTGTAGGTCCCTGCGAGCCTGTAGGACCTGATGGTCCTGTATCGCCACTTTCACCAATGACACCTTGGTCACCAACTGGGCCGAGGATGCCTTGAGGGCCTGTAGGTCCTTCTGGTCCCTGAGGACCTGTTAAACCCGTAACACCTTGAGGGCCTGTTGAACCTGTAGCACCTAGGTTTCCCTGTGCGCCTTCTGGTCCTACGTCACCTTGGTCACCCGTGACACCTTGGAGACCTGTTGGTCCTTGGATACCTGTGGGACCTTCTGCCCCTGTATCTCCAGTTTGTCCTGTCGGTCCTTGAGGGCCTTGGACACCTTGGATGCCTACTGGGCCTTGAGGTCCGTTAGGTCCTGAGGGGCCTACAACACCCTGCACACCTTGAGGTCCTTCAGATAAGCTAAACTCTAAGTTACCAGCTTCAGCATCATAGGTTGCATAACCATCCGTGCCATAGGGCAGGGACACCATTGAGGTTGTCAGGTTATACAGCTGGTTTCTAATTGCAGCTGCTTCAGCTACGGTTGATTCAGATGATGTGTTTACCCAGCCGCGTGTTGCGACTTCATCGTCAGCTAGAGGTTCGCCAATGTTCTTTAGTCGGTAACCTTTAGCATCCCAACGTCCATCAGCGTCACTTAGTTCGATTGCGTTTTCTGCACGGTCAACGGCTTCTTCCGCTAAGAACCGGGCCTGCTTGTTTGCTAGGTCTAAGTCAGCTTCAAATAGTGTGGAACCATCTGTGAAATCAACCAACGGCACCTTCGAAGTTTGCCGTTTTATAGCAACGATAGCGTTTACTGGTGGAGTTGTTGTTATCGATACTGTTGTATCATTTAAGAATGTTTTTGGGGCCGCCACACCCGCAACTAGAACAACAACGTCTTCACGGTTGATATAGTTAAACGGTATGGAAAATTCAGATGTAGAACCGTCAGCCACATATTTGACTATACTGTCAGCCATAATGTCTCCTGAAAGAAGTAGACCCCTCCGAAAAGGGGCCTGTTGTTGTTTTTAATTGGCTATCGTTGTTATCAATGGCTCAGCCTCTCGACCTGCCTTCGATAACGAGCGGTTTACCCTATTGGACATGACCGCTTTCTTTAGCTCAGGGTATTCCCCAAATAGCTGCTGTTTGGCCTTTCGTTTGGCCAGTTGGATGTAGATGTTAAGATGCTTAACACGCCCATCATCTGCAGAACGTGTCTGGTTAATTTCAGCAGCGTCAGTCAGGCTTGCATACCTTCGTGAGTTTATCTGCTTGGCTAAAGTTTTAATGAGATTATCAGTGCTATTTACTTTAATTGTACCTATTAACTCATTGTATCTTCTATATTGTACTGCAGATAACTCAACATCTCCGAGGTTCCTCTGGGGACCAACAAAGGCGTGGTTAAGTTTACGCATCTCTTCGTAAACACCAGCTGCAACATGCTCACCACTGTCCAGTTTCTTCTGCCTAATAAACCCAAGCATATACTCTGGAAGGTCAACTGCCTCACCTGTAAGCCAATCGTGTTTTACAACCGAATTATCCATCCCGTATATACGAGATTTAATCTTATCGGTGAGTGTGCGTAGCTCTGTCATATGCCCGTTTTGAGCTTTGTTAAATTCATAAGATATGCTGGAATATGGCACCATTGATGCCGCCCGATACGACAGTGTATTCGCTGCCTTTTCGAAACTGGTATTACCATCAAATAGGCGCATCGTGTCGGCAAGAGACATCATATAGGTTTTTGACATTACGTTATTAGCAAACGATGCCATGGTCATGCCGACTAGCTCACCCAGTTCTGGGTCTGGGTCATTTTGTTGATATTCAATCATTTCATAAATATCGCCAATAATACCAAATATCATGCCGTGTGGGTCGAGACGTTTCAGTTCAATCCAATTAGGTTTTTCAGCTGAACCCATATTAATAGAATAGGGTTGCCAATCAGGTGAAGCATTCCAGAGCTTAGCCTTGTTGCTATCTGAAGTGTATGAAGGCCCACCACCTGTAATCTTACCGTTCATGGCAAGATTATAAGCATATGCGCCAGCTGCGGCTCCTAACGCCATATTCCCCATAACAATCGCACGTTCATCGGCTGTACCTGCACCACGAAACACAATGTCCCGCTGCTTTTGCATCACTAGGTTCAATACAGGAATGCGCTCAAACGAAACCCGAAGGATGTTTGTAGGGGTCTGAACAAAAGGCATAATTTGGCGCAGTAAAGGAAAGTTTGAAATCATTTGCTGCGTTTTGGCTGAAAATGTTCCTGACCTTAGCGGCGTTGTAAATGTGCTTTCACGTGCCTCATCAATCGCCTTAACCGCTACTTTGCTGGTATGATTGAATGTGCCTGTGTTCTTTTTGATAAACTCAGCCTTGGTGGCTTCATCATCTAAGATTTTGCCCTCTCTGACCATTTGCTCAAACTTTTCGGTAAGACTTTCTTTAGAGTTGATAGCCTTGGTTATTTCACCATCGATGTACGCATCTTTGTTCGCGTATCCTAAAGAATCCAACTGGTCTGTAGTCAGTCGCCTTGCTTGGCTCATGACCATTGCTCGCATGCGTGACCTAAAGATGGTTTGCTTAAAGAACTCGTCTTCAGCTGTCAGGAAACGATTGGATAAGGTTAAACCTTTACCTAAGGTGTTTATCGCAAAGCCTGACACACCACCTCTATCTGTCGAAATAGCACGGCCTTTTCCCTTGGTGGGGTCAAATTTGGTTGCAGTGTCTAGGACACCTTCACCCGTCCACCATGATTTCAGGGTGTTTTCGATGGCGCTGTCTTTGCCCTGAGCGGAAAGGGTGGCCACATATCGCAAGCTGTCCGTAATTTCGGAGATGAGATATGCATATTGCCTTACGCCTTCCTCAGCGACTTGCATGTTGCCTGTAAGCGTACCACCAACGGCTCGAATGCCGGGGCGGATTAAGAGGTTAAAGCCGTTGGCACCCATGTTGAGTATATGTGTTCGTGGTCCTGAAAGGATGGCGTTAAGCCAAACCTCGTTGAGGACACCAAAAATCTTGTTCTCGTTGGCTTTGCGAATAATCTTGGCTTGAGCCTTTGGGTTGCCCTTAGCACCCTGAATTTGCTTGGCTAGTCGCCTTACCTGATTAGAGCCACCAAATTCCATCAGGCGGTCTAATGCGACATCATCTAGTGCATCTGCCGTTCTAATTCTTCCTGCTGAAACAGCACGGGCAGTCGCAGTTTGGATGCCCTTCACAGATGCCTGTACGTCAGCGTGTAGCTTTAGCAAATCAACCAGCTGCCGCTCAACTGCCGTATCGACATCACGAGTTTTACTCATTTTGGCAATAACTTCTGAGAGGTCAGAAATTCTGCGTCCAGTAGACTGTAGAAGCATTTTACCCGCTACGATACGCTGTGCGCTTTTGCGGGTTACTTTCTCAGCATCTAGAAACGCCCCCCGTATTTCATCGGGGTTTGCGTCCACAATCTCTGCAAGGTCTTTGGTCGCTTCATCGAACACTTGGTTGTGTGTTTCAACTTTTTCCAAGCCCATGCCTTTAAGGACACCAGTGTCCGATAACGCTTGCTGCGTAGCATCCATCATCTTTAGGGCGTCAGGTGGTCCGTCCATATTGTTCCAGTTGAACAGACCAATATCATTACCTTCCATGTCCAAGCTGCTCAGAGGAACAATTTCGTTCGTCTTCCTAGCTTGGTCAGTAATGTTCCGTAGAGCTTGAGTATTAATGACCTCAGAGGGTGCCTTTGGTTGTGCTGGCGCTGTAGTTTGGACTTCTGGCACAGTAGGGGCGTCAGGTCTGATTTCTGGTATGGAGCCAATATCGGGCGCATCTGGTTGTACAGGTACATCAATTTTCGGCGCTACGGCCTCTGGCTTTGGAGCCTCAAGGTCTACCCTTCGGTTTCCCGTTGATGGGTCGAACTTCATACCGTCAGGGGTGGTAAACATCCCCTCAACCATTTGGCCTTTGGGTTTGCCGTTTGCTGCCAACTCATCGAATGTCTTGATGGTTGTTTCAGCGTCTGCAATTTCGGCAGCAGTTTCCTTAGATACAGCGCCAGTTTCGGTTATTTCTAGTTTCGCCTTTGAGGTGCCACGTGCCAGCTTGATAACCGCCACGATACCTTCCAGACCAACACCGAGTATGCCACCTTCTACTGAGTTTCGCAGTCTATTTTCCCATTCAGTAGCATTAGCATCGGTTGCCAGTGCTTCTGTTAAGTATGGGACTGCCCACTCGTTTTCCTGCATGAATGCTGAAATGTTGGCGTCGTAAGGGTCAAAGGCAGTGGCATCTGCCGCCGCGCCTTTCCCAAGACCAGCAAGAATACTTCTGCCACCACCAAGCGCATAATATGCAGTGGCGAATTGAGCGAAGCCTTCTGCAAGCTGACCCGCCATTGTGTCTGGCGTGCCAAGCGTCTCAGTTAGGTCAACTGCGCCACCTGTGGCAGTAACAATGTTTGTGAGGGCAGTGTCAGCGTTATAATCTACGCGGTCTTCTGGGTTCGAGATATTGATACCCATTTTATCGTACTTTGACCGCTGCTCTAGAAACGCCATGTCTTTCTCTTTTTGAGTAAAGAGGTTCCCTCGTGCTTCTTCTTGCTTTGCGATGAAGTTGTTCAGCGTGGCTTCAAACTGCTCAGGCGTGACTGCTCCAAAGTTTTCATATGTTTGCCGAGCTTCTGCACCAGCGCCAATAGCACCTCGTACAATACCGCTTAGAACATCCTGCGCCCCGTCTACAAAGTTACTGAACATATTTGGTTCTTCGGGTGGGGGTGGTAGTTCGTATTGCCCCTGCAGAACTTTAAGTGCTGCGCCCTGACCATACACTTGGTCGAACATTGAGACGTTGGCCCCGCCGTTCTGCATTAAAACGTCTTTTGCTCTGTCGAGTGCTGCTTGGTCTGGAAGGATACGGACTTCGGGTTGTGTTTCCTCAGCCATTATTAATTTCCTTCTATTATGGAGATGAGGGCATCAGAAGTTGCGGCTACGCCACTTCCGTCTGCACTCGTTTGTGCGGCACTCAATGCATCTGATATGTTTTGGTTGACCGAAATAGTTTGCCCAACAGACTGAATTACATCCATTGGAACTGTTGATTTTTTGGCTAAATCAACTGCCTGAGCCGCTATTTGATATTGGATGCCAGGAGTGAACTTTTTGTCTGGGTTGGTTTCCATCCAATCAAGTTTAAGTTCCTGATAATATTTATCGAACCGAACTCCAGCTTGTAGTGCAAGTTCACCTGATGTGCCGTCTGGCACGAGGCTTGCGGCTGTTGTTACAGAGTTAATGAAGCTGGATTTAAGGTCTTTAGCTGCTGACCCAGCGGTCAACCAATCAAGGCCCATCTCTTCCCCGCTGTTGTAGACAGTGTTCCATTGAGAAAGTAACGCACCTTCTGATTTTGCAGGTATTGTACCGAGCGCCACTTGCAGCGCGAGGTAATCGTAAACTTTAGCAACATCGGTGAAATTCTTTAATTCGTTCATTACTGTCGCGTGCGCTTTGTCGGCATCGCCACGGAACTCTGCACCAGATTTGTCCTGACTATTTCTAAAACTTACCATGCTTCGGTATAGGGTTGCGGCTTTCGCGTTACCCCTTCGCCCTGCTCGGTATAATTCTACCATCTCTGCGTCGATGTCTTGATTAAGCTGGACGAGAGCCGTACCTGTTGACGTGGCTGCTTGAGTTATTTTGGCAGTAATTCCAGCCTCAAGAGACGAAACATTTGCATTGTTTTGTGCTAGCCTCGCATTAGCCTCATCTTTCTCTTTTTTGGCAATGTTGGTACTAATGTCGGCACGGGCCTCATACACTGCCGTCGCAGCTTTGAGGTTTGTAGCTAAAGACCCAGTACCTGTGATGACACCCTCAAGGCTATCGAGCATACTTGTGTCGTTAGCTTTATAAGCCGCAAGGATGACACTGTTGAGAATGGTCTCGTTGACCTTTTCTCTATTCATGCCGTCGACTTCAGCGGCTTTAATCCGACCATTCACCCAATTAACAAACGTCGCCTCTTTTGTAGCTCGTTGTTCCTCAGTATCTTCCTCTTTGTACATTGTAAGAATGTAAGTAGAGGTTTCATTGGCCCACGCAGCATAGTTCTGGTTTTTCTGCCAATCACGATGTTTATCAGCCCACGAGGCTCTAAATGCTTCGTTGGCTTTAGACGCTGTAGTTGAGAAGTATTCGGCAACTTCAACGTCACTATGACCCGCAAATCCATTGTCTTGCTGGAAGCTCTCATAGAATTTGGTTGTGAAGTCATCGATGCTGTCGGGGTTACCGTTTTTGTACAGCTTCTTTATTTCTAAAGCGTCATTTAACTCTTCGGTGTAACGAGCAGACATCGCATTAAGGTGCGAAATCCGATAGCCTTTACGCAGATAGGGGCTGTCGCCCTCAGCAATAATGCCGTCTCGAACAGCGTCACCAATTGCCACACGTGTTGTGTTGTAAAGTTCAACACCTGCAGCATATTCTGCTTTGGCTTTACGCTCTTCTGCCGCCTCAAGGACAGGGGTCGCTTTCGTCTCAAGGCTTGTGAGAAGTGCCGATAGGCTCTCCAAGTTACCCTTTTTCAGTATAGCAGGAGTGAAGGTTTCCACAGGTTGCGCAGTCGCAGATACGGTTGGGATTTGGTTGGCAAACGGATTGCCAATAACTTGTCTAGCCATTTGGGTCTACTCCTTGAGCTTCTGCACGGGCTTCGCTTCGTCCGAATGAATCGATTGCGAAACTACCAAGTGGCTCAATGACGCCAGCCATTGCTTCAGCGTAGCCAACAGGCTGAATAGAGTTGATGCGGTTGATAGCTTCACTCTGATAACTCAGCTTGGTTATCTCGTTCTGTGCTTGGATGTTCTCCAGCTTCTGCATGGTGCGGTCAGCGAGGACACCCTCAGAACGCTCAAAGTCGTTAATAAGCTGGTCTACGTTTACACCTTGAACGCCCGCACCACCTGCAGCTGCAATGGCTGTACCTTGGGACTGTATAGCCTTGAGGTCTGCGTCTTGTAGCTTTTGGGATGCTTGGGTTTGGTCTTGAATTACACGTAGGTTTGCTTGCTTCGTTTTAAGAAAGTATGCGTCTTTTGAAGCAGCTACATTGTCTGAATATTGCTGGTTTTTGTTGTTAGTTTTTTCCACTGATGCTGCTGCTCCGGCCACTGCCGTCACACCTTTAACAACCATGATTGCTGTTGCGGGGTCACACATTATTTATCCTCACAAATTCATAGAAGAGCCGTTTTTCGGCTCCATAATTTGGGTGCTTGTTGATGAACGTGAAGCCCATCCAACGAAGCCACTTGATGTGGACGGTGTTTCGGGCATCTACACAGTTGAAGAGGACCAAATAATCCTCCGAAAGTTCCTGTAGTGCTTTCTTTGAGTTTCGCAGGAATGTTGTTTGGTGCTGATAGATGTCATCTGTGGCGACCATCCAAACAACTCCTGCTTGGGGTATGGAAGGACAGGAGACTACACCGCACAGACCCACACGGTCACCATTGGGTGCCCGTAGGGTCAGCGATATATCCCCAAGAGTTAGACCTTTATGCAGTACACCACGAGGCTTCTGACCTGTTGAGGCAAGACATTCGTTGTAATCTGCTTGGCGTAATCTTGGGGATACGTAGTCAATGTCTTCCACCGTCGTCGGTGTAAGTAATTTATCCATTAACTCTTCTGCTTCTGAGGTGCATGTTGCCTTCCCACTCAGCTGATAAGAACTGACAGGGTAGGTGGCTATCACTTTCGATTATTACTCGAAGGCGGTCGGACTTCGACATTACAGGAAACCTAAAGTCACCGGAGGCCAGTGTGGTCGTTCCTAAAACGCCTGCACCGCCACCAATTACTCGCCCTGTGTAATCATAAGTTCCTCCAAGTCCGTAGACTTCTAACGGTTTATAGCGTGGTTCAACTTTGACCGTGAAATCACCGCTGTCTTGATAGCGTAAGAGCCAGTGTTTGATTTGCAGCCGACCACCAGAAATAGCAATTCGGCCACCGTTGGCCGTTGGTTCTTTCAGGGTTGGTTCTGAGAACTCATAGGTCATGGTGTACGGTTCACCGACATACATATCTGTGGCCGTGTGGTCGCCAGCCACAACAATGGTGCTGCCAGTCGCCGAGACTTGTGATAGCACAGTGCCTTGCGTTGAGCCGCGTGTGACCACGACAGGCGAAGATAGCTCGTAAGGCGTGGTGATTGTAGTTTGCGCTGACACGCTGTCGTATGAGCGTGTGAGCGCCGTTTCGGCGAAGCGGTAATCTAGCCGCGTGACGTAACTTTGGTCCGTATCGAACCGTCCTTCATCAAAGTGGATCAAAACTAAGACAGTTTTCCCGCTCTTGTTGCCCACGACATAGAGCGCACTTTCGATAAACTGAGCATTTAATATGGTCATACTATCGAAGGTGTATTTAAACCAAGCGGACTGAACCTTCTCGCGGCCAGCAACATGATATTTGTAGATGTAAGCTGCTGATGTATCCTCTGTTGTTAGGCAAACAAGTGCATTCTCTGACGTACTTGCCGTCATAGAATAGACACCTTCAGGCACCAGCTTTGAGACATGCGAAGTAACATCAACGGCGTCAGACCTGTCGGTGTCATCGATAACGTAATATTCACGTACCGAAGTGAAGCCACCACGGGTTGCAGGAAAATACACAACGCTGCCAGCGGGTGCTGGTTTTGCAGTGGTGCTACTTTCATATTCGGTGGTTTGGCTAATTGACGTGTTCTTGGGTGTGATAAAGTCAGCGCCTTTGAGAATGAACTGCGTCTGGTCGGAAAACAGGAGTAGTTTTCGGTCAAATGGAATTGCGTGTTTAAGCAGCGAAACCTTTGTATGGCTGGCTGCAACATCAATTGGGTCGTTATCTAATAGGCTTCTGGCTGTTGTGGCGAAGAAATCGAAATACTCTGATGTCCTCGACATGATGACATTTTCTTCTGCCAACAGACCAAGCCTATTTTGGAAGAAGAAGACGTCTGAAATCTTGTTTCCTACAAACGATGGCGTCGGTATGGATGTTTCATCCCCAACTGCTCTGTCGCCCCAAGACGCTTGTTCGAATGTAAACGAGCCATCTGATTGTCTAATCAAAAGATGTGGCATGGTAGTGGCATCAATTTCATATTTGATGTTTGGTTTTATCCATTCAATCCATGTGCCGTTGCCAACTTTGACTTGGGAGCTGTTGTCGGAAACAAATTTCACATAGTAATCATCAAAGTCATTTGTCTGGTCACCTTGAACGTGGGCGATATAGCCTTCTGGCGCACGAGCAGGGAGGCCATCAAACCGCTGTACTGTGCCAACGGTTGGCGAAAGACCCGTGTCACCTAAGCTGTCATAGGTGGCGAGGTCGAAAGAGGCGTTCCCGGTCTTACTAATGACTACGGTTGAGCCGTCAGCAGAGGATGTGAATCCGCTTTGTCCGTTTATGGCTGATGCAAGGCGTGTCGCAATATCATCGGTTCGGGTTTGCATTTGGTCAGAGGCGCTTGTTGTGATGTCGGCTGCTAACGAACCATCCAGATAAACTGTGTATCGTTGATTATAGTCACCTTGTTTTACTGAGATGAGACCTGTGTAGGGGTAGATTGGTGATAGTAGGTTTGCCATTGCTGTCGTTTGGGAAGTGTTCACGATGTACGTGTAGTCCGCAACGGTCACGGCTCTAAAGTCTGTCGCTGGTGTAGTGCTGTTCAGATAAGTTGTCCCATTGGGGTACGTTACCGTTTTTGCATTACCTGCGAGGTCATAGACTGAAATCTGATTGCTGGCGTTGAAAAACACAAAATAGCGTTCATTTACGTCACGGTTAATTAGGTGTGTGAATGACCCCGTAGTTTCGGAGTTACTCATGATTGCCACGTGTTCTAGCGGTGGTCGCTTTAATAAGCCTTCAACCAAACTGGGGAAGGCATTCACTTGGTTCTCAGCTTGTGATGAAAGCCGCAAAGCTGGGGACTGTTGAGAGATGCCTTGGATTAGGTTGGGGATGGCAGAACTCATCATTGCCATCAGCTTAATACCCTTTGGTTGAAGCCACGGTTCATGACACGTGCTACTGCGTAGCTATCCATCATGTTGTAGTCAGCAGTGTCACCTTCGAATGCTTTAAGGTCGATGAAGGCTTTTTGTTCATCACGCGCAATCATCTTGTGGATGCTTTCAGAGTTAAGCATGCGGTCTGAATATATGCGTGCTGCCCGTGTGGTTATGTATCTTTTGGCTGTATCAGGTAGGATAACAAAGTCTTGAAAGTAGACGATTGAAGCCTTTACTTTTCCCGTGAATGAAAAGGTTCGGTCAGTAAGATTAAATAGTTTACCTTCTCTCTGCACAACGTTGTAATTATTAGAATCAATTCTTGCAACATCGGCTGGTACAAAGATTTCATTTGTAGCGTTCGGTGATAACTCTACGCCATCTTCAGTGTTGAAGTGCCAACCCTGCGATTGAACTTCACGACTAACCTCATTCAATACTTGGCTAGCAATTGTAACGTCAGTCACTTGGTTGCCTGAGAGTGTATTCACTGGGCTTTCACCAATAGTTGTAAGTAGGACGTTGACCGCTTCTAATTCGGTCATGCTTGTTGGTTTTGTCATGATGTCCTCTCATAAGAAAAAAATGGGCTGGCCCCGTTAAGAGCCAACCCAAAAAAGTTTAAGCAGATTTGATTTCGACTGCGCATTCTGGGCGCAAGATACCGTGGCCCATGGCATATTTTGCTGCCATAAGAGTGCCTTGGTACATAATCTCAAAATCACCTGAGGTACGCTCAACAGCGAGGTCCATCAGTTTAACAGTACCCAAGGCTTGCTTCTGCATAACTACCGCTACGGTAGTCGAGAAGTCGCCGTGGTAGGTGTTATTCTCACCAGACACTGCAGATACGTTAGTTGATGGTACGTTGTTCGATTTAACGATTTGGATACCAGCAACCTTTAGGACAGAGCCGTCTGCATATACGCCTGACCCGCCCCAATCACGATTGATAACATCAGTCGTTTGGACAAGGTTGTAGTATTGTGCTGGCTTTACGATAGCCACACGCTCATTCTCAGGTACGTCTTTCTCGTCGAACACCTTTGCGGCTTCAAAGATTGACGCGGCAAGAGATGCGCCGTTGGTTGCTGCGTCAGCGTCTGTAATTGCTGAGCCGCCATTGCCACCTGATACAGTAGCACTGGAACGTGCTGCTAAGACTGCAAGTTGCAGCAAGCGAACGTCAAACTGTTTGGCGAGAGCCATGCCCAAGAGGCGTGAATACTCTGCACGAACGTCATAGTGGTTTTTAGCTTCATCTATATTTGCGATGAATGTATCTGCAATCAGAACGTCATCGATGTTTACCACGACTTCGTTATGAGCAATTGTTTGTGTTCCCAATAGGGGTGTACCCACGGTGTGGTAGGCAGCGTTAGCTTTACCTGTCACTGGAAACTGGGCTGACTTACCAGACGAGATTGTTCGGCTGACGTGTAAGTCTTTCATTACGTTGGTTTCGTCGAATGCTGTGAGAACTTCACCAGCAAAGACTTTTAAGAACAGAGCATTTGTCTGTGCATAGTTAGCCGCTGCAGAGTTTGCTGCACCTAAGCGGCTGGCTGTTACGTTGGTCATTTTATAATTCCAAAATTGTGTTGATAAGGGGAAATGACTGTCGTTATGCTCAGGCCGAGGTTGTCACTCGCAAGTGGCCGCAGTTGTTCATAGTTGATAGTCCGTCTGCCTAAAGAGGCATGACATTTGACCCAGTGAGAAATTATTAAATGCAGAAAATTATCAGTTTATTTGTAATTTGTTCGGCTCTTGCCACACCCGCTTTCTCTGAAGATGGTCGCTATCAGGTGGTCGTAATCGGAGATAAACCCACTTATCTTGTGATTGACACTAACACTGGCAAAACACGTTATTGTCAGGCCTATGCACACGATTTAAAACTTAAGTGATAAGCACATCGTCGTTGCCCTATAAACAGTTACTCTAGTGTTACCCTTTTTCTGTTCACCGACGACGACTATAACCTATAAATACATCCAAGATGTATTATTAAACTAAGATAATATTTTCTTTGTCGCTATAATCTTGAAACATAAAGTCTCCCTCGGCTGGGGCCAAATCAATTCTCACGATATGTGCCAATAATTCTGAATGAATATTGCTGCCCTAATAGCATGTGACTCTTCTGCCACTAGAGCTGACACGACAATGGGACGTATTTCTAGCAGGAGTAACTGGGTTATAGACAGGAGGGTTATAAATAGATGAAGAGCTTCTGGGCGCACCTGCTCTAGCCTCTCGCTCAGCCGCAATCTCTTGGTTTATTCTTTTTGCGTACTTCCTGCAATTTAAACCTCTAGATTCTATCTCTGCTTGTCTAACGCGTGCTGCTGGGCCAACTTTCGTTATTGTAGCTTTACTATAACAGAGCTGATAATCTGTTTTACCTTCATATTTAGCGGCACATCCAGCCAATAAACCCAAGCCAACAATCGCAGCAATCAAAGCGTAACGCATTTTATAATCTCCATAAGTATCAAAGTCAGTCTGCCAAAGAGCAAGCCAATCTACAAACTTATTCTTTGTTTTGCCGTGAAAATAGCAAAGTGATTAAAGTCAAACGTCAGATAAAGTCTCCCTCGGCTGGGGCCAAAGTCAGTTTCGTGTGACATTAACCAAGGAATAACATGCAGTAGCCCAGTTAATACCCACACTTGGTATAGCCACTGCTCATGCACTCACGGGCCATAGCAGTCGCTTTCTCTATTGCTGCTGGGGTCATTAGACCTGCTCGCTCATCTCTCCATTCACCTGCCTTATCGTGACCATTAGCAGACGCAATGTTGTACCACATGTGAGCCATGACGTTATCTTGAAGTACGCCATTGCCGTACTCATACATGACACCAAGATTGTTTTGACCATTATCATATCCTTGCTCAGCAGCTAGACGATACCACTTCACAGCTTCTTTGTAGTCTTGAAGAACGCCTTGGCCTTTGTCGTACTTAATCCCAAGATTGAATTGAGCTTTAGCAATCCCTTGCTCAGCAGCTAGTCGATACCACTTCACAGCTTCTTTGGAGTCTTGAGGAACGCCTTGGCCTTTGTTGTACATAATACCAAGATTGTATTGAGCGTTCGCATATCCTTGTTCAGCTAAAGGCGTCCACTCTTGAATGGCCGTAGCAAAGTCACCAGCATTGTAAGCATCGTAACCCTTGTCAAAGTCCTGTGCTGCGACGGGTGAGGAGAGCGTCATCAGAAACGCTAGAACCAGAAAGTGGATCGCCCGTATTGGCTTGGTTAGGTGTTTAGTCATTGTCCTCCTCATCCTCATCATAAACATCAATGTAAATGTGAATTACGCCCGTACAGCGGTAGAGGTAGTCAGTTACAACCACCCTGCCTGCAGTACCAACTATTATTGAAATTATCTCGCGCTCTATTTCTACGAGCAATAGAACGATTACTTGCTATTTCTTTCTGGAGCCGGCTTTCCTCTGCAACACAATTACGGAAGTCAGAAGTACCATTCTTATAACCGTATCCAGAACAAGTCTGAACGGGAGTTTGTGGAGGAGGGCCATACAAGCAACCCGCCAAAGGTAGAAAAGCAATACTTGCTATCAAGACTGATTTTATCATTTGTGACTATCCCCATAAGTATCACACTCAGACTGCCAAAGAACAAACCCATCTGCAAACTAAATGTTTGTCTTGGAAATTGACGGGGGGCTAAAAATTTAAAGCAGATTTATTTTGAACTTCCAGATTGTGTAGGAATCATCATCATCATCATCATCATCATCATCATCATCCTCATAGATGTCCCTTATATCCACCTCCACTACAGTCGCCTTTGGTAGAAGCTTCCCTCGCATTCTTTCTGCTGTTTCTTTTGGGATGTAGCCAACTTGTGTTTTTCTTTTGAAAATAAAACCTACCCGAGCAAACACGGCAATCGCATTAGGGTCGTGAGGGTTGTTGGGTTCAAACTCTAACTCAACTTCCATTCCTGCTTTTAGTTTGTCTGCGTTTTGATAGTGAAAGTTGTTAATCCAGAGGGTTTTCCTGCCAGTTTGTGCCATTGTTCTTACTCCCAAAAATATACGAGTAGTTTGGATAACTTATCAAACTAAGGGGCCTTGGCAACCTTCATTAAAATACGCTTGAACGGCCCAGCTTCTGCTCAACGTCTTTCGTGTAAGCAGTGTCTTTGCCGTATCTTGGGTCTTTCATCGCAGCTACAACTTGAGCCGTAGAGCGGAACTCATCTTTCAATGCTGCTTGAGCCTTGCCTGAAACTAGGTTTGGCTCTGTGTCACCCGCAGCATCCCGCTTGGACATCATCCACTCGACAGCCATCTTCGCATTGTCGGTGCCGTTAGAGACCATCTGATTGTAAACTTCGAGTTCGTTGGACGCCATGTTATCACGCGCCCAATCCGTCAGGTCTTTATACCCATCTTCGCCACCAGCCACCGCCATAACGGTATTTGAATCCGCCTCTTGGTTTGACTGCATGCCTTGGATGTAGGTCTCCACCATTGCCTTTGGGTAACCCATTTGCTCCAACTCAGAGAAACTATCGTCAGACAACGCACCATCAGCTGCATATTCCTCAGAGAATTTACCAAACTCTGGACTTGCGTTTTCTTTATTCTCAGTTGGATTATCATCAGTTGTCGCTTCATTTTCAGCTGGGGTTTCCTTTGGGACAGAGAGTTTCTTTTCAAGTTCCGTGTATGACTTCGCCAAGTCTTCGGGAGAGTTAAACTTTTCTGGCAACCAATCTGGACGTTCAGATGCTTGGTTATCCTCAGCACCGGGTGCTTCTGGGCCAGTTTCGGGTTCAGTAATGGTTATGCTTTCTGCCATGTTTAGAAGTCTTCCCGTGTACGAGTGGGCTTCTTAACAATGGTAGGTGCGGCCAGTGTTGGCTTAGCCGCCGTTTCCTTGCTGTCTTTGGTTTTCGACATACGAATTTCCTAATGCTTTAACGCCTTCTTGAATTGCACTTGGGCCTGCCTGCTGCATCATCTGCGCTTGCATTGCCTGTTGCTGTTCTTGGGCGATTTGTTCTTGTGATTTGATAAGGCCATCAGTCTCGATGCCGAGAGCCGTGGCGCGACGTTTGATATAATCCTGCAGGTTTACGTATTGCTGCAGAACCTCTGGTCCTAAAGCCTGTGTCATACCTTGAATGAAGAGGTCTAACTTGCGCAGGTCATGACCACGGCCAAGTGCTTCCATCCCAGTAACGATGGTGGGTTTCACCACATTGTCTGGAAGTTTGGGTAGCTTCTTAGCTTTGGTCAGGACATCTATCTTGCGATTGACGTATGGAAGTTGGAACTCTTGAGACAGGATTGAGTAGATACCTGATAGGGTGTCTTCTAGTTCTCCGGCGAGGTATCGGATTTCTTCTGCGGTGACCCGCTCTCCGTTACGCTGAACAGAAGATTGAAGCATAAACTGTTGCGAAAGCCTTTCTTCGATTCCCTGCATTGCTTGGTAGGCAACTCTAAAGTCGTTGAATTTATCCATTTGAAGGACTGATACATCGTTCTTGTTTCCTTCGATGATTGCTGTGTTTTCCGCCTGAGCGATATTACGCATACGGGTGGTACCGTTTGGATTGACCAAGAACAGAACCTTAGCCGCTGCGGCAGCACCCTCCACGATAGCCTGTGAGAGCGCCTCTAGTGAGCGTAGGTCGCCTAAAAGTTCTTCTACGAACCCACGGCCATAATCTTCACCATCGATGCGAGAGAAGCGTAGAGGGAGGAAGGGGACATTGGCTTTCTTGTATTTACCTTTAGTTCCAGCAACCACTGTGCCTTTGCATTCTTGATAGACTGTAAAGAACTCGTTCTTGCGTTCTATGTGGGTAAAGACCTCAACAGTCTTTTCGTCACCTTCGAGTTTACCTGAGATATTAGCGGCAGTCGCTTTGTCTAATGCGTTAGGCGAGACATGCTCAACCGTTACAATTTCTAAGACTTCGCCATTAGGCGCACGAGAGACCACATAGCTATCCAAATGGATTACTCTGGTCTTCTCAGGGCCAACTTGCAAAAGCACGTTGCCGCCGACAATTAAGTGTTTAAGTGCTTCATGCACTGCAACTCTGTCGCCTGACGTTTCAATCTCACTCATTACTGCACGCTCGTACTCACCCAATTGTTGTTCAATTTGGGTTCGCGCCGCGTTATCTGGTGCCAAATCCTTTAAGGTGTATGGCTCTACCATGAAGCGAAAGAACGGAGAGTTTGGGGGCATAAGGGCAAGTGATAGCTTTGAGGCTAGGTTGTTTACGCCCCTCGCACCGATACCTTGAAACGGAGTGTATAAATCACTTGTCTCATTATGGATGTCTTGTGGGATGAGGGAGGGGATAGTTAGCTCAGAACAATCTCTAGCTCTATCCAAGTATGATTGTCGGGTCTGTTCGAGTTGATGATAACGCGCTTCTGCGGTTCCCATGCTCATTTAAATTCTCACTGAGTTACTTGTAGACCAGTACCCGTACCAAGATTTTGGACAGTGGGGTCTAGGTCAACTTTAAGTTGTGAAGTGCCAGAGGCTTTCCCAGCAATGCTACCTTTCTCTGCAGCCACGCCAGCTTCAGTTGAAGATGGGTCATACATATTGGTCAGCACAGGGTTAGCAGCGGGTGGTGCCGCTGGGGGTGGTGCTGGCGCAATCTGCTGTGGGGGTGGTGGGCTGGGTGATGAAAAACACATCAGCTATTCTCCTAGTTGAGAGGCCATTTGGTCCTCATGAATCTGAATTAAGAAATCGACAACTGACCGCTGTCCTCCACGCCACATAAGCTGGGAGTATTCTTCACTCTGACTTGGGCTTTTTTCTGGGAAGCGAACTTTAAGTTCTTCGATTAGGTCATTAGTTATATATGGAAACATTTGTTATCCTCTTTAGTGCAACAAACAAAACTTGCCCTAATGAAAGGACAAGTTTATGGTTTGAGTTGTATTTTTGGGGGTGGGTGATGCTAGTCAGATTTCTGCTTGTTATTTGTGGTTGGTCTTTTGTAGTAGTCGGCGGCTTCATCGCTTTGGCGTGGTTTTCGGCGTTAGCAAATTTAGATTTAACAGGCACATCAAATCTCTCACTAGGTATTTTAACCTTCGGTGGGTCTTTGATGTTCATCCCATTAATTAGCGTGGGAAGTGTTCTGCTTGGGATAGATAAAATTATAGACGAACTACAGCTGCTTAACAAAAAATCGGATGAACGCCTGAGCTTAGAGAAGTTACAGACCGCCCCAATATCATATAATGACGTTTCGGAGAGGTCCGCGCCCACTGATGATGGCCCTAGGCTAACAGCAAAAAGGTGATGGTGATTAACTAACTACTCACAGCTTTTCTGACCAGTGTTCGGATTAATGTAGCAAGCCTCAGCTGCCGGCTTCTCTTCAGTTTTGACCTCGTTCAAAATTCCGTATCTTTTCCCTGCGGCACGGAAGGTCGTGATGCCTTTGCATCCTGCTTTCCACGCATCGAAGTATAGGTTTTTAAACTCATCATAGCTGACACCATCGCCAACATTGCAGGTCTTGGAGACCGCGCTGTCCACGAATTGTGATGACAGGGCAAGAACAGCTAGGTGGTCTTGGGCGCTAATCGCATTGGCTGTTCGACCATAGACGCCTTGGCGGTACGCATAGTCCTCAACACGTTCTACATCGAAGCCATCAAATTGTTGGATGGTTCGGTCGTAGAAAAGAGAGAAGGGCGGCTCAATACCACTGCTGACATTATCGGCGGTGAGGCTGATTGTGCCTGTCGGTGCAATTGATGTGAGGTGGGAGTTGCGTATCCCGTTCACCCGTATCTTTTCTTGTACCCATTCGGGCAACGTCTGCACGAACTTGCTCTTTAAGAACTTGTCTGCGTTGTAGAGGGGGAAAGAACCCTTCTCAGCTGCCAGTGTGGAACTGGTGAAGTATGTGTGGTCACGCAGCGTGGCCAAGATGGTCTCTGCAAATTCCATAAACTCTGGTGAGGCATAGGGTTTGCCGCACATCTCAGCCGCATTAGCCAAGCTAGTGATGCCCAAACCTATACGGCGTTTGTTCTTAGCTTCAAGTTCCTGTGCGTGGAGGGGGTAGATGGTTCGGTCAATCACATTATCCATGGCTCTAACCACGGTGGCGATGTCCTCTTCATACTGACGCTGGTTAAATACGCCATCCTCGACGTACTTCACGAGATTGAAAGAGCCGAGCAAACAGGCACCGTATGGTGGCAGTGGTTGTTCTCCACAAGGATTGGTCGCTTCAATGGTCTCGCAATAGTAGAGGTTATTCATCTTGTTGATGGTATCGATGAACAGAACGCCGGGTTCTGCCCAGTCCCAAGTGGACCGCATAATCATATCCCACAGTGCTACTGGGTCTACCTCACGGTGGACCGTACCATCAAACCGCAGCTTAAATGGCTTCTTCTGTTCGAGGCATTCCATGAACTCATCGGTCACACCGACTGAGATATTGAAGCCTGACAGTGAGGTGCCATCGTTCTTGGTTGTGATGAACTGTTCGATGTCTGGGTGGTCAATTCTGAGTACGCCCATTTGTGCGCCACGTCTTGCCCCGCTACTTGCGATGGTCTGACATACCGCATCATATATCTGCATGAAGGAAACAGCACCTGATGCCTGACTTTCAAGCGATTTGATACGGTCACCTCTAGGTCGCAGACGACTGAAGTCGTATCCAATGCCACCACCACGCCGCATCGTTTCAGCTGCTTCGGTTGCACGCTGCATGATGCTGTCCATGCTGTCATCGATAATGCCAGACACAAAGCAATTGTATGCGGTGGTCTGACGTGCTGCGCCCATTGCATTTTGGACTCTGCCAGCCGGGAGAAATCGCATGTAACGCATAGCATCCTTGAAATCTTCAAAGTGCTGTGGGCTGTCCTTCAGTGCGTTCGCAATGCGGACTACCTTGGAATAGAAGTCCTCGCCAGTCTGACGATATTTGGTTTTATCAATCTCTTCGGAGATAGGCAGAGATGGCCCGTAGGGTTGATTGTGGTTTTTGTTCATTACAATATGCCCTCTTCGTTAAGCATATTGATACGCATCTCGCAGTACCGAATGGCCTTATGCAAATCAGTGATTTCAGATTGGGTTTCGTCTTGTCCGTTATACAGCTTTGCACCAGCACGACTGACATATTTGATGACGTTACCACGCCAAAAGTCCATGTCGTTAATCATGATGAACTCAATTGGTTCAACGGCATATTGCGTATAGTGTTCGGGTGTTATTACTACGTCGGCATCCATGGAATGACCTTCCTTGTGTTGATGTCAAAGTCTGTGTCACGGCAGATACGAGCGACTTGCGCTTGGACCAGTGCCACTTCTTCTGAGAGTTTCTGTTTTTTGAATGTCGCCAGAACGGCGTCCCAAAGGTCAGCACTGGTGGTGCAATCCTTTAGAATTTTTTCGGCAGTTTTTGGTCCGACTGTGGGGCAACCAACAAAGCCATCGACAGCGTCACCTGTTAAAGTTTGAAGCATGTGATTGTAGTCAGCTTCAAACTCAGTGATGCGCCTGGGCGATATATCCTTGGCGGGATTAAACAGCAGAGCAGGAATTGTCTTGAGGTCTTTGTCCTCAGAGATAATCATTGTGTCTTTGGGACTTGCGGTTGCGGCGATGCCTAGCAAGTCGTCTGCTTCTAAGCCATCTTCAACAACGGCATTGAACTGCGCTCGCATCCAGTTGCGCAGGAACATCAGAAGCATAGGCTTTCGCTTATCCTTCCGATTGGCTTTGTATGTCGGGAGGATGGCTTTGCGCCAGTTGTTCTCTCCTGTCAGGAACAGCTGTAGTTCGCCATCACCAAGCGTTGCTTTCAGCCTATTGAAGTAGCCCATGCAGCAGTCGATGGCTTCATGCTCAAAGCTGTGCAGCGTCCATAGGCCATCACCCCAGTTTACGGGATGTTCGCAGGATGAAGCTGCTTTAAAGGCAACAATGTCAGCATCGATTAGGAACTTCATTGCAAAGTCTCCTTGTTGATACTGTGTAGGTCTGCGGGTTTGCGCTGTGTTGACAGCATCATGTTCACGCAAATTGATGCTGCCGTTGCTGTTATCGCCTTCATATGCTCGTCTTCAATTTTGGTGGATGCTTTGGCCAGCCTAGAAATACATTCTGACATCGTGGCCAATACGGCGATTTCATAATCATCAGGCTCATCCATTGGTCAGCGCCTTCCATGAAATTGGATACAAGGCTAACATCTGCTCATCGAGCAACTCGGCAAACTCACGGGTTTCCGCTTGCGTGTTGTCCGCGCTGCGAAGTTTATAGACACGGGACCAGAAGAGCAGGGAACCCGTCCAAACCCATTCTGTAATTGTACCTTGTGGGAGGATAGCTCTGGCTTGCTCTGTGCAAATACCGAGGGCCACCATCTTGTTGTAGGCGGCAATGGCATCGATGCAGATGTCGAGGTATTCCTCTAGAAACTCGTCGCTTCTGCGGTGTGGGTCTAATGATGAGCCTTGCTTCACGTCATCCGCAGCTGCCCTAAAGTAATTAGGCTTCCAGAACT